CTATCCGACGCTATCCAATACCACCGCTTCGGCATTCGCACCCACTACTGCACACCGTTTCTAGTCCCCGCATTTTGTTCGCCAGACAGTTGACGTACCTGAACGTCCGTATATCTTCCCGTTAACCAAGGAGAGACCCACATGACAACGAATGACGCACACGCAAACGAATACGCAGGAGCCGTCGCCGGAATGCAGGACACGTACGGCACGGGCTGGCGAGACACGCAGAACACCACGCCAGCAGTCGGCGACTTCGTCAGCGGTTTGACCGCAGGACGACGCTGGAGCGGCCACATCGAGTGGTTCAGCGACGACGACGGCACGGTTGTCGTCAACGTGGATCACGCATGGGTCCGCGTCCCAGTCACGGACATCACGCACTGACACAAGGTCGCTTTGCCTGTCCGCTGGCGCGTCAGCGGTGCAACAACCGGATTGCTAACACGACGAGGTACAGGCAAAGCCACCGCACACACGAGAGAAATCATCAGCGCCCCTCGGGGGGGGGGGGGGGGGGCCGTTAGGGCGCGGGGGTTGCGCGCTGGTGAACGACTGAATATCACACTCCCCCAACAGTGGGCCGCTCACAAGAAGGACCGCACATAGAGGGACAGGACCGCAAGCCAGCAGGATGCAGCGAGCGGAAAGGAGGGCGACGGAGTCGCCAGCAGCAAGGACGCACGAACCACCCGCCGAGCAGGACGCAAAGCGGGCATTTTCACAGGAACGGAAACGAAAGGACACGGCATATGAGCACGGAAATCAGCACACACAGAGCCAGCACAGGGCTGGCACTTCAATCGTTCGACGACGCTTTCCGCTTCTCCAAGATGGTGGCGGCATCGGAGTTCGCCCCCAAGGATTTCAAGGGCAAGCCTGAGTCGTGCATGCTGGCGATCCAGCACGGCAGCGAGGTCGGGCTTTCCCCGATGCAGAGCCTTCAGTCGATTGCCGTCATCAACGGCAGGCCGACCATCTGGGGCGATGCCGCCTTGGCGTTGGTTCAGTCCTCGCCAGTGTGCGAGTACGTCAAGGAGTACGTCGAGGGCCAGGGCGACAACCTGACGGCTGTCTGCGAGGCAAAGCGTCGCGGCTACCCAGCACCTACCGTCAGCCGGTTCTCAATGGCTGATGCCAAGCGTGCTGGTCTGGCTGGCAAGTCTGGCCCGTGGAGTCAGTACCCAGAGCGGATGCTGGCTCTGCGTGCCCGTGGCTTTGCCCTTCGCAATGCGTTCGCTGACGCTTTGCGGGGCTTGATCACCGCCGAGGAGGCACAGGACTACCCGCAGCCAACCGTGGCGTCAGAGCCCATCGTGGTGCGTCCCAAGTTCGATGACGAGCCGCGACCGGCGAAGGTCGTGCTGTCGCCCAAGGCGAAGCAGGAGCCGCAGCGGACTCGGGCCGAGGCGGGACGCCTGGCTATCAGCGCCGCCAGCACCATCGAAGCCTGCGAGGCACTGCGTTCCAAGCTGGACACGTACGCCAACGCAGGCGAGATCACTGACGCCGAGTTCGCAGAGTTGACCAAGCTGCTGATGGGCAAGGTCGAAATCCTCATGACGCGAGAGGAGGTGACGGCATGAGGCTCGCAGAGGAACTCGACAAGTTCGCCTACACGATTGATGAGGTGCTGCGTGGTAGCCGCTACCACAAAGCCGCCGACATCGTGCAGATAGCGTTTCGGGACATCAAGCGGCACGACGTAGAGATGCCACAGCTTCGGCGTCGCATCGCAGAGCTTGAGGCTGAACTGGCGACGCTCAAGCCGCCAGCGCCGCCGGTTGAGCGAGAAGAGTACGGGCAGCACATCAAGTACACGGGGGACTGACACAGACCGGCACGCCATTGCCGCAGCTGCTTGCATCGGAGCAGCGTTGGTCGCCCAGCGGATGGGTGGCGAGTAACTGCCGCAGCTGCGGCTTGTCTCCAACAGGTAACGCAGCCGGATGCCGCACGAGACGCGGCCAATACACGAGGGAAAGGACGCACGGATGGGCAGTCACGGAATGGCAAGGTGCGAGCGGCTGGCAAAGCTCGTTTCATTGAAAGCACCAATCAAGCTGCTTGTACATGAGGCCAGGATGCTTCTCCGCGAGCACGAGGAAGACGACCTTGCTTGGGGCGTGCTGCCTGGTGTCGTGCGTTGGCGCAGCCTTGTCATCTGGTCGCTTGTCTGCCTGTGTAAGCAGAACGCCGACCAAATTCTGTCGCTCAAGCGTCAAGTTCGTGAACTGAAGCAACGCGCAAAGCAGTCAACGCAGGAGACATCCGCATGAGCGACTACTACGCAGACGACGTCAGCACGCTGCCGCTATTTCGCCGCACCGATCCAGTGACGAGCAAGGCCGCAGCCGCAAGCGTCAAGACGTTTGCAGGCGAGCACCACGCGGCGATCCTTGAGGCGCTGTCGCACGGGCCGGCAGGGGCGTCAGGCATCGCTGCTCGATGCGGACTGCTCGGGCACCAAGTCAATAAGCGACTCACGGAGCTTGCCAAGGCTGGCAGGATCGTTGCGACGGGACGGCTTGTGGCGAGTGCGAGTGGACGTGGCGAGAGGGAATGGAGGTGCGTATGAGCATGCAAAAGCAGCCAACGTTCACGCAGACTCTTATGCGTCTGATCCGAAAGATGCTTAACGACATGGCAGCCGAAGATGGACGGTCTATTGAGTCGAGCCGCGCGTTGTACGAAGCGGCAAACGCTATCGGCAGGAATCACGTGGCACTCGTCAAGGAGGCCGCCGAGGCGGTTGAGTGGCAAAAGCAGCTACAGAGCCGGGAGGCAAGTAATGTCGGCAGATGAACGAGTGGACATTTACATGCCGCTCTACGTCAGAGACTTCCTGACTGCCACGATCGGTTGGACGGCCTCTGAGCGAGGACACTACCTCACCCTACTGATGCTGCAGTGGGACAGGGAGGGACTGCCATCAGACATTGACGCTCTGGGCCGGCTGTCGCCTGGCGTTGCCGAAGTTTGGGGCATGCTCCAAGACAAGTTTCCGCTAGAGCCTGATGGCCAGCGACGCAACGCGAGGCTGGAGGAGCATCGTGGCCGGGCAGTCTCGCTTCGCCGAAAGCGATCTGAGGCTGGCAAGGCAGCTGCAGCCGCACGGATTGGCTCCATCAATCGTTCATCAAACGTTGAGCAATCGTTGAGCAATCGTTCATCAATCGTTAACCATCCACCTTCACCTTCACCTTCACCGTCAGATTCAGGGATTTCTTCTAAAGAAGAAATCATTCAACCGGCTGCGCCGGTTGTTGCTACGAGCGATTCGCCGAAGCGGCGAAAACGCTCGCAGCACCACAACGCAGTTTCTTGGAGTTGTGAAACGGGCTGGGCAGGGATCACGGCAGAAGACCGCAAAACGTGGGCCGAAGGATTTCCGGCTGTCGTGCTTGATGTCGAGCTAATCCGAGCATCCGAGTGGCTGAAGGCCAACCCAACTCGGGCTCACAAGAGCAACTGGCGTCGCTTCCTCGTCTCGTGGCTGACTCGGTCGCAAGATCGCGGCGGCACAAACCGCAGCGTTGGGAAGAGTGCAGACGATGCCGCCAAGAGGGCGTTGCTTGAGCGTAAGTCAAAAGAGTTTGCCGGATACAGGCCCGCACCATACCGCACGCCAAAGGAAGTCATGGCGCTTGCAGCATCAATGAAACTCAAGGAGGAGGACGCATGACAACAACCACAGAACGCCAGCCGCTCACGGCCCGCCAGCAGGACGTGCTGACGTGGATCGCAGGCTACATCAACACGCACGAGTACCCGCCAACGCTGCGAGAGATTCAGCACCACTACGGGTGGAAGACGCCCAACGCGGCGAAGTGCCACTTGGAGCCGCTGCGGCGGAAAGGCTACGTGACGTGGCAGGAAGGCTGCTCGCGGACGATCCGCGTGATTGGAGGTGACGCATGAATCCCGAGTGGCACTACCTCCCGGCACCGCTCGATGTCGTCCAGGCGTTGATGAGTCGTGCGTGGGACGACGACGTGAGCGACGACGACCGGATTCTCATCGAGACGGCTGCGCGAACGCTAGAGGCGACGCTAGAGCGTTGCGTGAGGCTCGCCAGCGTGATTGAGAAGACGGAGGTTGGGCTATGAGCGACATCGCCTTGGTCTGCATTGGTTCGATTTTGCACGCCGTGACGTTCACGGTTGGCATTTTGGTGGGGACTTCTCTGCGAAAGGATGTGCGGAATGACAGCAACGAAGGAACGAAGAAAGACGAAGGCTGGTGGCATCAGCCTGTCAGCGCCGGAAATCAAGGCGGCTCTAGCAGCCGTGGGCCAGGCGGTGCCAAGCCGGTCGCCACGGCCCATCTACCAGTCAGTGCTCCTGTCGGGCGCGGTTCTGTCTGGGAGTGACGGCGATGTCCGCATCGACGTGACGCTTGAGACGGTCCCGAGCGATGTGAGTCTGCTGCTGCCGAAGGACAGGCTGTCTGCCATTCTCGGCTCGCACTCGGGCGATGAAATCACGATCACGCCTGACGAGTCGTCGTGCGTCATCAAGGCTGGGCGTGGCGAGTGGACGCTGCCAACGGAAGACGCGGGCGAGTACCCGGCGTGGGACGTGGTGGGTGCGAAGCCTGTTACACGGTTGCCGGTGGATCAGTTCTGCCGTGCCGTGAAAGGCGTCGTCTTCGCCGTGGACGACGAGTCGAGCCGCTACGCTCTCGGTGCCGTGCTCGTCGAAGTCAAGGGCGAGGTCGTCACGTTCGTCGCCACGGACGGTCGCCGGCTCTCGTGCGTGAACTGCGAGCATGACCTAGCGGTGGACGACTCGCAGACGCTCGTCCCGGCTCGTGCGATGGCAATCATTGCTCGGCTGGCTGCGTCAGCGGGTGATGCCAGCGTGCAGCTGGAGACGACCGGAAAGGAAATCGTCGCCACGGTTGGCAGCGTGACGGTCAAGGCTCGCCTGCTCGACGGTCGCTACCCTCGCTGGCGTGACACGCTGCCGGAACGTGATGCCAAGGCAACCACGGTCAGCCGTGCGGACCTGCTCGCAGCGACGCGGGCCGCAGCCATCGTGACCAGCGACGAGAGCAAGGGCGTGCAGTTCTCCTTCAGCGACGGCGGCATCTGGCTGCACGGGCAGAGTGCCGAGAAGGGCGAGTCGAGCGTCACCTGTGACGTTGTCGAAGCCGGTGACAAGGCGACGGTCAAACTTGACCCGCTGTTCGTCCAGCAGTGGCTCGGCGGCATCGACAGCGAGGCAGAGCCAGAGGTCGAGGTCGAAGCCGTGGACGCACAGTCTGCCGTCATCCTGCGATGCGGCGATAACACTGGCGTGATCATGCCACTGGCGGTGGACTGATGGGAAAACACGGTTCATGCGTCTACAGCGTGGCCCGGTTGGAACAGCTTTGGGCGGCAGGCAAGACTCACGTCGAGATTGCCGCCGCCCTTGGCTGTGCAACTGCGTACGTCGCTGAACTGGTGGCACGGCACAACCTTCCGAGGCGACGCCGTGCGTACCACGGACCACAGGAAGACGATCCGACGCCAGAGCAGATAGCGGAGCGTGCGGCGGAATGTCGAGCACGGCGAGAGCAGCCAGCAGTGCCAAAGACAGAGCGAGTGAGCGCCCCGAAGTATTCATGGGACGGCTACCGCTTCCACGGGATTACTTGACGCGCCGTCTAGTGTGAGTCGCAGTGCCGCACGGAGCGGCTGTCACAAGGACGAAAGGACTGACGATATGCAACGGATTGTATTGGCTCTCGCGTTTCTGATTACTACCCCCCCCGGCATCATTTTTGGGCAGGACGTGATCATCAACGCTAGGCGGGTAAATATTTCTTCGGCTCAGGATGACGCCGAGCAAATGGCACGCTCGGGCGTGCTGCGTCACTGCGGCACAGCTGGAGGACGCCGTGAAGGCATCGGCTTCTCGTCGTCGTCGCCTGATGCTGCGCTGCGGAACTGCTGCTACTACGGGCGATACCGCATCGTTGAAAAGGGAGTAGCCCGTGGTCCGCGTGGCTGGTTCGCGGTGATTCGCTACGAATGAGCAAAGGCTGGATAACAGTCGAGTTCCTCGGCGGCCCACTGGACGGCGCTTTGCGGCCCGTCCAAGTGGGCGTCGCCGTTTTCTATTTGGCGAATGGTGCCGTCATCCATGCGTATGCGTTGGATGAGATTCATGAGGGGCACTACGTGCGACAGGTGATGCGGCACTTCGAGGTGCTCAACGTGTCGCACTGGTTTGCTTGACGCTGCTGCGATGATCCGTGCATGAAGCCGATCACGTTCAGCGTCGCAGGCGACCCAGTGCCACAGCCTCGGGTGCGAGTCAGCACACGCGGTGGCTTCGCCAGAGCGTACGTGCCGTCGAAGCACCCAGTGCATGCGTATCGTGACGCAATACTGCGTGAGGCTCTAGCGTGCGGTCTGACGCCACTCAGCGAACCGATTGAGGTGATTGTTGATGCTGTGTTCACACGTCCCAAGTCGCACATGAACAAGCGTGGAGTGAAGGCGACAGCACCAGTGCTGCCACGACCTGACTGCGACAACGTCGCAAAGGCTGTGCTTGATGCGTTGAAAGAGTTGTTTGACGACACGCACGTCAGGCGATTGATCGTGGAAAAGTCGTGGGGCGATGAGGCGAGGACGACAGTGAGGGTGCAGTGAGTCGTGAGCTTGTCACATTTGGCGAAGATCAAAAGCAGGCGCTCGTCGCAGCGATGCTTGCATTTCTTGATAGGCCAGATGCCGCAGGACGTCTCATGACGGCAATGGGCGGTTTTCTGTTCGAGGATTGGCTAGCAGATCAAGCAGCCAAAGCCGGGTTTGACTTTGAAAATGTGTCACACAAGAAACTTCCGTATGACTTGGTCATTAATGGCTATCGAGTACAAGCGAAAAGCAGCGGGTCAACAAAGGGAACGGTTGATGTCAGGCCCGTGCGTCCCGTAGTTGGCTCTACATGCAGACGATATTCGCTAGAAGATTTTGATGTATTGGCTGTCCATCTTGCGTCCTTTGATGAGCGATACTTCATTCCTGTCAAAGAATTTCGCTGCCCTCAGTTTCAAGAGATGGTCTGCGGATGCTTCGTCAGAGATCGTCACGCAAAGTGGCGCGACGCATGGTCAGTCGTGGAGGGCAAGCGTGGTGAGTTTTCTAGCGAACAGATGCTTTTGTTCTGAAAAGCCCAGAAAACAAGGGCGAAACGCCTGCGAAGTGCGAAAAAGCCTAGAAAACAAGGCATCCCCAGCGGTCTGTCGGGCGGATTTTTTAGGTTCTTCCGGCGGTTTTTGCTTCTAGCCTCATACGCGAGCTTGCCATAAATACAGCCTCCTGAATGAACGCCCGCACTCCCAAAAAGACAGACGCAGCCAAACGCAGCTACGAGCGGCAGAAGGCTCAGGGCGGGCAGTGGTCTAGGAACATCTCTGCCGCCGGTCGAGACATCGGCAGCATCCCGCCGGTCAAGGACGCCAAACGCCGCGACGCTTGCCGGTCGTCCTTCCGCCAGTTCTGCGAAGTCTACGGTGCCGAGTCATTCCCGCTGGCATGGTCTGCGGACCACCTGACGGCAATTGCCAAGATTGAGGCTGCGGTGCTGCGTGGCGAGTTGTTCGCCTTCGCCATGCCTCGCGGCTCGGGCAAGAGCACGCTGTCGATCTGGGCGTGCATGTGGTCGATGCTCTACGGGCATCGCTCGTTTGTGATGCTCGTTGGCAGTGACCAAGCGATTGCCTGCCAGATGCTCGACACGCTCAAGAGCCACCTAGAGCAAAACGACTTGCTCGCCGAGGACTTCCCAGCGGCGTGCTATCCAGTGCGAGCGTTGGACGGCATCACGGCTCGGGTGCGTGGTCAGACGTGCGAGGGCGAGCCGACGCACATGGGATGGACGGCAGACAAGGTGACGCTGCCGTGGATCGCTGGTGCCGCCTCTGCTGGTGCGGCTGTGCGTGTCGCTGGCATCACGGGCCGCATCCGTGGCGTCAGTCACACTCGACCGGACGGCAAGACGATACGTCCTGACCTGTGCCTCATAGATGACCCGCAAACGGATGAGAGTAGTGCTTCGCCTTCTCAGGTGGCAACCCGCGAACGCATCCTAGCCGGTGCGATCCTTGGGCTGTCGGGGCCGGGCAAGAAGATCGCCGGTCTTGCTACCATCACCGTCATCCGCCCTGACGACCTGGCTGACCGACTGCTTGACCGGATGAGGCACCCGTCGTGGCAGGGCGAACGCACGAAGCTTGTCTACGAGTGGCCTACCGCTGATGAGTTGTGGGGCCAGTACGCCGAGATGCGGCGAGAGGGGCAGCGTAGCGGTGAAGGCACAGGAGCCGCCGACGCCTTCTACGCTGCCAATCAGGCGACGATGGATGCAGGCTCTCGGGTGGCGTGGCCTGAGCGGAAGCACGACGACGAACTCACGGCGATACAGCACGCATGGAATCTGCGGATTGACCGTGGAGAGTCAGCGTTCCAAGCGGAGTACCAGAACGCACCGCTGGCGGATGACATATCGTCCGAGAAACTAGACAAGCGTGCGCTCGCCGCTCGTGCGTTGACGCTGCCGCGTGGGACGGTGCCGCTGTCGCACCAGACGCTCACTGCGTTCATCGACGTGCAGGACAAGTTGCTGTATTGGCTCGTCGCCTCGTGGGGAGAGTCGTTCGGCGGGCACGTCGTGGCCTACGGCACATACCCTGACCAAGCGTCTACGTTCTTTGAAGCCAAGAACGCAAAGAAGACTCTGGCACTAACCGCCAAGGGTGCCGGGTTTGAGGGTGCGTTATCCGCTGGCCTAGAGTCGCTGACGCAAATCCTTCTCGGCAAAGATTGGATGCGAGAGGACGACGTGCCTATGCGAGTGCGTCAGGTGCTCATAGACGCCAACTGGGGGCAGTCCACCGAGACGGTGCGGACGTTCTGCCGGCGGTCCACGTTCGCGGCTAGTCTGCTGCCGAGTCACGGCAAAGGCATCGGTGCGTCTGGCGGCTCGCTCACAGAGAAGAAGGGGCGAGGAGAGAAGATTGGCCTGAACTGGGTCATGAGGCAGACGGCGACTAGCCAGCGGTACGGTGTGTATGACACGAACTTTTGGAAGACGTTCTCTGCGGCTCGCCTGCGTCTGGCAATGGGCGATCCCGAGGCGATCACGCTCCACGCTGGCGAGCACGACATGCTCATCGAGCATCTGACCAGCGAGTACCCGGTGAGGACTGAGGCACGCGGGCGAGTCGTGGACGAGTGGAAGCTAGACAACCGGCGAGAGAATCACTGGTGGGACTGCCTCGTAGGCTCTGCCGTTGCGGCGTCAATTGCTGGCGTGCATCCCGTGGCGACCGAGGCGGGTGGACGCCAGCGGAAAAAGGTGACAATCCCGACCGGCCCGAATGGCAAGAAGATGATCCAAGTGAAACGGCTGAAATGAATCAAATCACGCTCGCAACCATCGACGGTCTAGAGCCTCGGGACATGCTTGCCATCCGCTCGCGGCTGACGAAGCAGGGCAGCGAGTTTCAGCTTGAGGTTGCCCAGGTGCTTGAGGGTGACGCAAGCAGCTGCACGCCGGTCGCCGTCTGGCACGCTGACGGGGCGATGCTTGCTTGGGCGTGCTCGCACGTATGGCGTGGCATGCAGACGCTAGAGCAGTACGTCGAGGAACGCTATCGGCAGACAGGCAAGGCGACGGCGTTGACTTCGTTCCTTCTGTCAGCTGGCGTGCTTGACGCATCCAAGCCGCTTGCTGTGTTCTCGCCGTTCACGGCAGACATTGCCCGCAAGCTAGGCGTGGCAGACGTCGTGCTCTTCGAGCGTCGCGGCTCTGAGTGGGTCGAAGTCTGACGGCATACCCGGTCTGCGATTGCCGGTGCTTCCCGTAGCGTTGCTCGCATGAGCGACGAACTACGCGCAAAGATTGCCGAGACGGCATCCGGTCCCAAGCGGGTCCGCACCGACGCAGGCGAAGTTGAGGCACAGGATGTCGCCTCAATGATTGAGGCTGACAAGTACCTCGCGGCGAAGGCTGCGAGTGCTGGCACGAACACGCGGCGTGGTCTGCGGTTCAACAAGCTGATCCCTCCAGGGACGATCTAAGTGGGGATGCTCGGCAACCTGTTCACGCGAGGCAACAGACCGCAGCCTGCGGCTATGCCCGTGCGTGTCCGTGCCAAGTTTGACGCTGCCGAGAGCCAAGACGACCGGCGGCACTGGGCAAACGCTGACGCCTTCGCTGCGGATGCGGCACTCTCGCCGATGAAGCGGCGCGAGATGCGGAACCGTGCTCGCTACGAGCGTGCCAACAACTCGTGGCTCGCTGGCATCTCGTCCACGCTCGCCAATGACTTGGTCGGCACCGGCCCGCGTCTGCAATTGCAGTTTGGCGACGACGAAAGTGCACGGGCAATCGAAAAGCTGTTCTTCGACTGGGGCTGGCAGATCGACCTTCCGGCGAAGCTGCGGACGATGCGTGAGGCTTTGGTCGTGGACGGCGAAGCGTTCTCGCTGATGATTTCCAATCCTCGCCTGCCTGGCGTTCAGCTTGACCTGCGGCTTGTGGAAGCCGAGATGGTCGCCACGCCTACGGAACTGATGAGCGAGACGATCACGCCAGACGGCTCGACTGTTGACGGCATGGAGTTTGACGCCGTCGGCAACGTCGTTGCCTATCAAGTTCTCAACTTCCATCCCGGCAGCAATTTCCGCGTCAACACTTTGCAATTCCAGCGCGTGCCTGCTGCCCAGATGGTGCATTGGTTCCGGCCTATCCGGCCCGGTCAACACCGTGGGTATCCAGAGGTGGCACCGGCTCTGCGGTTGTTTGGTCAGCTTCGCCGCTACACCGAGGCGGTTGTTGCTGCTGCTGAGACTGCCGCCGACTTCGCTGGCTTCCTGCGGACGAACTCACCTGCCGCCGAGATTGACGAGGTCGAAGCGTTCGCCGAGATGCCGATTGAGAAGCGGACGATGGTCACGCTGCCAGACGGCTGGACGTTCGAGCAGCTGAAGGCAGAGCAGCCTACGACGCAATTCCCGTCGTTCGTGCGTCAGATTCTCGGCGAGTTGGGTCGCTGCATGAATCTGCCATTTAACGTCTGTGCCCTCGACTCGTCGTCATACAACTACGCGAGCGGTCGCATGGATCACCAAATTTACGCGACGACCCAGCGGGTCATGCGTGACGATCTTGAGCGTGTGATGCTTGACCGTCTGCTTGCGGCGTGGGTCAACGAAGCCACGCTTGCGGGTGTGCTGCCGGAAGGCGTGCCGCCGTTCAGCGAGTGGGATTGGTCGTGGCAGTGGGATGGCAAAGAGCACGTTGACCCGTCCAAGGAAGCCAACGCTGCCGAAACTCGGCTGCGAACGCACACGACCACTCTGGCTGCTGAGTACGCCAAGGCTGGCAAGCAGTGGGACGTGGAACTGCGTCAGCGAGCCGCCGAGGTGGCGCTGATGAAGGAACTCAACCTCTTCGTTGACTTCGCGCCGGAAGTGAACTACGGCGGAACGCTTGACGAGAACGGCGAACCAATGGGGGCCGAATGAACGCAATCAATCTCAATTCTGGTGTCGAGTTCCTGCAAGCTGCCGAAGGCGATTCGGCACCGGCTGGCAAGAAGTTTCGCATCGTCGCCTACACGGGTGCTCCTATCCGTCAGGGCTGGAGCCGCGAGCCGGTCGTGATCGACATGGCTGGGATGCAGCTGCCGGCGACTGTGCCCGTGGTGGTCGGCCACGACTACGCACTTGGTTCAATCGTCGGGCAGGGTCGCCCGTTCATCGAAGCTGGGCAGATCATCGTTGAAGGCGAGATTCTGGCCGACAACGAGAACGCACGGCAGGTCGCCGCCCTTGGTGCCGCTGGCTACCAGTTCCAGGCGAGCGTGGGTGCCGATGTCCGCAGGCACCAGAAGATCGACGCCGAAGGCGTCACCACCGTCAACGGCACTGCCCACATCGGGCCGGTGCGAGTCGTCAAAGCCTCATCGCTGCGTGAGGTTTCGTTTGTCACCTTGGGCGCTGATGCAGCTACCAGCGTCGCCATCGCGGCTGAAGCCGACGAGGAGTTTTCTATGGCGGACAACGCCAACCAGACGCCCACCGAAGAGCCGGTCACGGCTGCGGTGGAAGCCACGGCGAGTGTCGCCGTGGAGACCAAGCCCGAAGTCGATCACGCCGAAGTGATCGCGTCCCTCACGCAGAAAGTTTCCAACATGGAAAAGCTCCTTGCGACCCGCGACGAGCGACCGGCGGCTCCTGCCATCCACATGGCGCAGCCGACCAGCCGCAGCCCCGAAGTGATTGAAGCGGCGTTTGCCCTCCAGGGCAACCTGCCGAATGTCGAGAAGCAGTACGACGCCAAGACCCTCGAAGCCGCTGGCAAGATTCAGCGGACGACGAGCCTCGGCGAAGTTCTGCTCTCGGCTGCTGAGGAAGGCGGCTACACCGGCTCGCGTCGGATTTCCGCCGCGACTCTGCGTCCGATCCTTGCTGCTGCTTGGGCGACCCACAGCATCAGCGGCATCCTGTCGGCGACCGTCAACAAGTTCCTGCTCGCCGGCTTCAACGGCGTCGAGTCCTCGTGGCGGTCCATCTCGTCGGTTCGCAGCGTGAACGACTTCAAGGCGCTGACGAGCTACCGGCTCAACGGTGGCATGAAGTTTGAGAAGGTCGCCCCTGGCGGCGAACTCAAGAACGCTGCCGTCAGCGACGAGTCGCGGACGATCTCGGCAGAGACCTACGGCATCATGACGAGTGTCACTCGCAATGACCTCATCAACGATGACCTCGGTGCTCTGACTGCGGTGCCGCAGCGGATCGGTCGTGGCGGTGCTCTGAAGCTCAACGACGTCTTCTGGGCTTCGTTCCAAGATGACTCGGCGTTCTTCACCACGGGCCGTGGCAACAAGAAGACCACGGCGGGTGCTCTCTCCTTGAGCAACCTCAAGGCGATTGCCACGCTGTTCCGCAAGCTCAAAGACCCCGATGGCAACCCGGTTGCCGTTGAGCCTCGCGTGCTGCTCGTGCCGTCCGACATCGAACTGTCGGCTGCGGAGATCATGGGCTCGGCGTTGCTGGTTGGCGGCTCGTCCGCTGGCCCCAACGTGAACGTGCTCGCCGGTCGGTATCAGGTCGTCTCGACCAGCTACCTGTCCAGCGCCGAGGACTACTACCTGCTTGCCTCGCCGGCTGACATGCCGGTGATGGAAGTGGCGTTCCTCAACGGCGTGCAGTCTCCCATCGTTGAGACGGCGGAAGCCGACTTCAACACGCTGGGCGTGCAGATGCGTGGCTACTTCGACTTTGGCGTTGCCAAGGCCGAGTACCTCGCCGGCGTGAAGGCTGACGCTTCTTGATCTGAAGACAAACCGTGACCGCCGGGCGGGAGCCCAAGCCCGCCCGGCGGCATGATTCCAACCAACTCCATTCCCAGAAAGTAGGTGATCTATGGCTTCTTATTCTCAGGCTGGCTGTCTGATTGAGCACACGCCGTCGGCTGCTGTGGCTGCTGGTGCTGTCGTTCTGCTCGGTGATCTTGTGACCGTTGCCACTCATTCCATTGCCGCCAACGCGGCTGGTACGGTGGCGGTTGATGGCGTGTGGAGCATCGCCAAGGCTTCGGGCGCTGTCTCGCAGGGTGCGCTTCTGTACTGGGATGCCACCAACAGCGTCGTCACCACGACTGCCAGCACGCACAAGCGGGCCGGCAAGGCCGCTGCTGCGGCTGCGTCGGGCGATGCGTCGGTGATGGTCATCCTCAACGTCGGCTGAGTTCTCGTCCCACTGCAAGCCGCCGGCGGCAGCGTTTCATCCTTTCCGCGCCGCCGGCGGTCTTGTAGTCAGAGGTGCCTATGTCCGATCTACTCGCCAGCGGTGCAGCGTGGCTCGCCGGTCAGTTGTCGGCGAGTGCGTCGCGGTCTGTCCGCTACTCTCGCGGGGCTGACTACGGCACAGTCAGTGCCACGATTGGAACAAGCCGCTTTGAGTCGCAGGGCACCAGCGGCGTGGTAGAGCAGTGGGAGTCGCGTGACTTCGTCATCAAGGCGGGCACGCTTCCGTTTGGCGAGCCGCTGCGGCACGACAAGATTGTTGACACGATCAACGGCGTGGACATCACGTATGAAGTGACGAGCCCGCGTGGCGTCCCCGTGTTTCATTACGGCGACGCATTCCGGCAGACGGTGCGTGTTCACACGATTGCCACTGCCGAGGCGGCGCAGGTCGCTCCGACGCTCAGGCGTCGATTCTGGGGCTCGTTTGCTGCGACGACTATCACTGACGCTCAGATCGTCGCCAGCCTCGCTAATGACCTCGGAGGCTCTCGGGCACAGTCGAGGACGATTACCGCACAGACTGCGTATATCTACGTCGTCCTGCCGACGAGTTTCGGCGTACCGACGTTTGCAGTCAGCGGACTGACGTCGTCCGCCTGGGAGACGACGACGAGGACAATCACGTTCGCTGGGCAGGCTGCGGCAAGCTACGGCATCTATCGCACCACGTATCCGATCACCGGCACCGTCAACCTCGTGGTCACATGACGTATGTCAAGCATCAAGGGCACCAACGTACTCGCGCCGGTCGTGCCATTCGACACGACAGATGCACACGCATCGCACGAGGCACGGTACGGCAAGGGCGGATACCGCAGCGTGGCCGACATCGCCGAGAGAGACGCGATTCCGCAGTTGAGGCGGGAAGCGGGGATGCTGGTGCTGACGCTCTCGGACGGCATCGTGTGGCGACTCAATAACAACTTAACGACATGGACTGACAACAACCTCACCACAAGCCTCGACGGCGGGAATTTTTGAGCATGAGCAACACTATCCGCATTAAGAGACGCAACGCAGCCGGTGCGGCAGGCGCTCCCGCTAGTCTTCAGCAGGCAGAACTTGCATTCAACGAAGCCGACTCGACGCTCTACGTGGGCGTCGGCACTGGTGGCGCTGGCGGGTCAGCTACGACGATTCAGGCAATTGGCGGCAGTGGCACCTTCGCCACCAAGAGCTACGTGACGTCTGCGGTGTCTGCGGTGGATGTTTCGTCGCAGCTCTCAAGCTATCTGACCACATCCGCCGCTGCATCGACGTACCTTTCACAAGCGACGGCGGCCAGCACATACGCAACGCAGAGCAGCGTAAGCACGGCAATCTCAAACGTAATCAATGCGGCACCGGCTGCTCTCGACACGCTCAAGGAACTGGCTGACGCTCTCGGTTCCGATGCTGCGTTTTCCACGACCGTCACAGCGTCCCTCTCTGGCAAGATGGCAAAAGCAAGCAACTTGTCGGATGTGGTCGATGTTTCGGCGGCTCGCACGAATCTCGGGCTCGGCACAATGGCAGTCCAGGCGGCGAGCAACGTGGCGATCACTGGTGGCTCGGTTGCAGGCATCGACTTGAACGGCGGGACGTTCTGACGTGTCAAACACCGTACGCATCCTCCGAAGCACCACGGCAGGCAACGTGCCGTCCTCGCTCGTCAGCGGCCAGATCGCTGTCAACGAGGCAGACGGCAAACTGTTCTACAGGGCAGTCAACGGAACCGTCACGCAGTTTGCGTCTGGTGGTGGATCGTCACTGTCAGTGCATGCGAGCGCGTCGGCGTTCCCCGCGACTGGGTCAGAAACGACGCTGTACCTAGACGAGAGTAACTCTCGGATATTCCAGTGGGAATCGCCCTTCTACGTGGAGGTCGGCGTCTCGGGTGGTGGTGGCAGTGCGGCGGTAGATAACTCAATACATCCGTTTTTGCTGATGGGAGGCTGACGTATGCCACAGGCTCACAAAGTTCTCGGGCAATCCAATCCGGCAGCCACTACGCTGACAACGCTCTACACGGTGCCATCGGCAACGCAGGCAGTCGTCAGCACTATCACGATCTGCAATCTTGCCAGCAGTGCCACGACCTACCGGATCGCCGTGCGGTCTGCTGGTGCGTCAATCGCCAACCAGCACTACGTTGCCTATGACGCTGCCCTGCCAGCGAACGACACGGCAACTCTCACGCTGGGCGTGACGCTGGCGGCGACCGATGTGATCTCGGTCTACGCCGCTTCGGCTAACGTCGCGTTCTCAGCGTTCGGCGTGGAGATCACATGACCATTGGCGCTGCCTCGTCATCGCTCATCAGTGGCTCGCGGCTGCGGTCTGAAATCAGCCGCGAGGTGCGTGTGCTTGTTGTCGCTGGTGGCGGTGGTGCCGGTCGAGGCGTGCCCGGTGGAAATCCAACGTACCGTGGCGGCCCCGGCGGGGCGGGCGGTTTTCTGGAAGTGCTTTCTGTGCTGGTAAATTTAGGCACCGAATACTCTGTCACTGTCGGTGCAGGTGGGGCGGCTAACGGCACAGCGTTGCAGCAAGGCGTGAACGGCGGGCGTAGTGCGTTTGGTCAGATATACGCCTACGGTGGTGGTGGTGGAGGAGCTAATTCCGCCACGTCAGGCGGCAGCACTCCGTCTGCGTGGAATAGCGGCATGGGCATTGCCGGTGGTTCGGGCGGCGGCGCGGGTGCGCAAGCGAACGCATTTGGAACAGGTGGCGCAGCACTGTTCGGTCAAGGCAACGCTGGTGGGGGATCATTTTTTAACTCCACCGGTCCCGTCTACAACGTAGGTGGTGGTGGTGGCGCAGGTGGCCCCGGCGGCGCGGCGTCAAGCGGGGGACACGGTGCCGCCGGTGCTGGCAGCGTGTCTTCGCTAAACGGTGAAACGTATTCTGCGGGGGGTGGTGCATCGACTGGCGCGGGGGCAGCTAATTCCGGCCGAGGTGGTGGCTCGACAGTAACTGGTTTTGGAACCAATGGCGGATCTGGCGTCGTCGTCCTGCGGTTCTCCGCAACGCTCAACATCACGCTCTCTGCTGGCCTGAGTTCGACAATCACGTTTTCCGGCGGCGACGAGATCGTAACTATCACAGGGGGCACCGGCACGGTGACGTTCTCCTAATGGCTCACTACTGTTTTCTCAACGATCAGAACATCGTCACCGAGGTAATCGTCGGACGCGACGAAAACGAAGGCGTCGATTGGGGGAAGCACTACGCCGAGCTTCGCGGGCAACGGTGTCTGCGGACCAGCTATCACACGCAAGCAGGACAGCACCGCGACGGCGGCGCGCCGTTCCGGCTGAACTACGCTGGCATAGGCTACGAGTACCGAGAGGACATTGACGCCTTCGTGCCGCCTTGCCCAGGCGAGGGATGGGTGCTGGACGAGGAGACGGGAACGTGGGTGAAGGCATAGCCGGTCGCTGTGCTGCTCGTCGCCGTGACAATGCCAGCGATAGGAGCACTCTATGCCGACGTTTTCGCAGCTGCCCGGCGACCTGACTGTTGAATTTGTTGTAGCGGACGAACTCAACTTCACGCTTGACCTTGATGTGGATGTCACAGGCTACACGTTCACGGCTGGCGTCTACGTCGTCAGCACAAACGGGTTTTTCGGTGGCGGCGGCGGAACCGTGAACGCTGTTGGGGCTACTGCTATTACGCCGACGATCACGGTCGTCAACGCTGCCGCCGGCACGCTCGCATGGGGCGCGAGTGAAGCCCAGACGGTCACGCTGTCACCGGCAATCAAGTACCGGCATTTCGTGCGGTGGGTGACGCCTGCTGGCATTACTCGCACGGTTGTCAGCGGCGACTTCATCGCGAAGGCACCATGAGCGACATCACGGTCAACGTCACGAACGCAGGAGCCGCTAACGTCGCCGTATCAGGCGGATCGACGGTCAATGCGTCTGTTGGCAATGGCGGCACTGTCAAAGTCGATATTGGAACAATCTCGCCAGGTAATGCCACGGTCGTCTCTGGCACGCTGGCAATCAACAGCGTGACGACTCTCGCTGCTGGTTCGCAGGCGTACGTCAAGAACGACACCGGCACGGCATTCGCTGCGAAGCTAGACATCGGCATACCGGCTGGGCCAGCGGCTACAGTGAGCGTCGGCAGCACGACGACGCTGGAAAGCGGCAACGCCAGCGTGACGGGGACAACCAGCGGCAATAATCTCACTCTGGCGTTTGCGATCCCTCGCGGTGCTGCTGGTGTAAACGGCACCAATGGCACCAACGGCGTCACGCCCGCGATCACGGCCAGCGCCACTACGCTATCGGCTGGCAGCTCTGCCACCGTCACGGCCACACCCAGCGACGGCGGCTCAAAGGTCGCCCTGGCGTTCGGCATCCCGCGAGGGGCTGACGGTGCCGCTGGTGCTGGCGGCGGTGCATCGCTCTCGGACGCCACGCCCTCGGCTCTCGGCACAGCGTCGGCGGGCACTAGCTCGACTGCCAGCAGGAGCGATCACGTCCACACGCTTCCGTCACTCTTGACGCTGGGGGCGGCAGCGGCGAATCACAACCACCCATATGTAACAGGGCTCAACAATCTGACGGGCGAGTTGACGCTGGCGGCTGGCAATAACGTGTCGCTGACTGCCAGCGGATCGACCATCACGATTGCCGCAGACGACGACATCGACGGCGGGTGGTTTTACGGCACCAGCGGTCTGTCTCGGTCGATCACGATCACTTCGCCGCCGACGGGCCAGACGGCAAGCAGTGGGGCAGCGACGTTCGCCGTGACTGCGGTGGCAGAGCCGAGTGGGACGCTTTCGTACCAGTGGCAGAAGAGCGATTCGGCGGGTTTCGCTGCCACGCAGAGGACGCTTCCTACGAGCGCGAACTGGTACAGCGTTGCATACGGCAATGGCACGTTTGTCGCGGTGTCTACAGGAGGCGGTACCAACAGCATCGCAGCCACTAGCACAGATGGTATCACTTGGACGCAGCGGGCGATGCCAGTAGGAATTTGGTACAGCGTCACCTACGGAAACGGCACGTTCGTCGCCGTTTCCTCCGGTAGCCCAATCGCAGCCACAAGCACAGACGGTATCACTTGGACGCAGCGGACGCTGCCTGTTGACGCAACGTGGGCCAGCGTCACCTACGGTGGCAGCACTTTTGTCGCAGTGGCGTATGACACAGCGATCGCGGCGACGAGCGCAGACGGAATTACATGGACGCAGCGAACGCTGCCTGCGAGTGCAAACTGGCTCAGTGTCGCCTACGGTGGCGGCACATTCGTCGCAGTCGCTAACAGCTACAGTATCGCAGCGACTAGCACTGACGGCATCACATGGACGCAGAGGACACTGCCAGCGAGCGCGAACTGGCAAAGCGTCACGCATGGCAACGGCACGTTTGTCGCGATTGCTTTCGGCAACACGCCCGCTTACGCAGCCACTAGCCCTGACGGAATCACTTGGACGCAGCGGGCGATGCCTGTAGCCACAAGCTGGACTAGCG